TGCTGCTCAAATTGAACTAATACCTCTAAATCTTTCACGTCTTTTACTCCCATTAAAAATTAAGCCGTGCGTTTCCAAATATTAACGACTTCATACGGCGGCATGTTGTTATGAGCATTACCACTACCAGATTCTGCTACAGAGCCACCACTAGTCGTGTAAAAACTGTACTTATACGTTGCACCATTAGCTGCACCGCCACCAGCACCATTACCTTTAATGGTTTGAGAAAACGCCCCGTTCGTAGCATCGCCGTTCCAACAATGCGTTGCGGTAAACTGACCAGTCGAACTAACGCTACCAATACCGTGTTTGTGCCGCGGCATTTCGCTTTCAGTAAGCGTATGCATCTCTTCGCCACCCGTCGCTCCGACTCCCCGACTACCCGCACCAAGCAAGAAGCGATTTTCAACCTTTACCCAAGTACCGCCCCATGAGACGTTAGGGTCGAAAGCTACATCGGCAGAGAGATAGGTCGTACCAACAGGGAAATATGCATCCAAAACAATCTTTTTGACGGCTACCGCAAGCGACACATCGCCATTTCCATCTGCAAAATAGCCATTGATCGAACGCACATGCGTCCGAACGGTCCATTCAACCGTCCCGTCTGCAATGACCTGACCATGCGTGACACTACGCGTATCGAGCAGGTCCGCACTCGTAGTCCCCGCTTTCGTGCATTCGAGGAAGCGCTCGTACTGGAAGGCACAGTCCACCTTATCGCCGACGTTGTAGGCCGTAGACTTACGTCGGAACTCGTTGATTTCGTAGATCAGCTGAGTGCAGACCACTGTCTGGGGAGCTTCGTTCAAAACGTCCTCTTCGGCAGCAAGGCGCACAAGACCAAATTTACTCGTCGTCGCGTTCGGCAGCGTCACTTCGCCAGAAGCATCAGGCGCGACGCTGTTCACCGTCTTCACGGCCCCGGACTCGCTCCACTTCCCGAAGGTCACCCCATTATTGCAGTTGCGCCAAAAGGTGCGGACTGTGTTGTCGGTTTGGTTCGGAACGTAGCAGACTTGCACGATGTTCCCGCTGATGGGCGCCCCCGTGTCGTAGGCCTGCACAATGCAGAACGTGCAAGCAATCGGAGTATTCTTCAGCGTCCCACTACAGGCCCATGTTTTGTCATCAAGCAGCGTGTTCAGGTCCGCGTTGGCGATCTGGATCGTGTGATCTCGCTTATTCGCCAAGCCCTTCGTCAGCTCATCTTTTGTCGCCAGATGACTCATGTCGACATCGATCTGAATGTCGCCATTGCTGTCAGGCTTCTTCTTGTTCACAGTACGCACGGCGTCTTCAACATTTTCGACGCGCGTAATCGGAAACTGAATGACGGTGTTACCCGCCTCATCCGTCGTCGTAAAGACGATATCCTGTTCTTTCAGAGCCATTATTCAGCCCCCTCCTTTGTTTTTGATAAGCCGTAGTCCGGCTTTGACGGTGCTCGGTCTCGGATCTCGCTACATGTCTTGAGCCTTGCGAAGGCCGAGGCCTCCTCCTTGGTGACGACCTCGGCTTTCTTCGCATACTCATCGCTAAGGCTCTTCTCAAGCTTCGCTTTGAAATTGGCGAGCCCGTTTAAGTCGAGAAAACTGTTAGCCATGAGCACACCCCCTTACGCGAAGAGGGCGTCGATCTCTTCGTTCGTAATGCCAGTCATCGTGATCATCGAGGCCATCGGGTCCCAACTTTCGCCGTTCCAGACGACATTCATCCCTGCGTCAATCTGATGAACAGGATCGGCACTCTCGACGTTGTACATATCGCCTGCCTTCACATCCTTGGTCGGCAGAGCCTCATAGTTTTCGACAGAGCCCTTGTAATTCACGGCACTCGCAATATCCGTTTTTAGAGCGTACGGCGTGAGATCGATATTGACGCCCTTCGAACTGATCGGCAGAGCACCGCCGTTGACGCTCACCTTTTCGATTACGTTGACCTGAGCTCCCACAGCGACTCCTTGCAATTTTGTGAAGTCGGCAGCAGACATCAGCCCCGCAGCATCAGCCGTGGCCGGGCCATACGTCGTGTCCTGCGCCGGAATACCGAGTGCCGTGATGTCGCCCTTGACAACCTTCGTGCCGAGGGTAACGTGTCCATTGCCGTCGGTCGTGATTTTGTAGAGCCCAGACACAAGAGCGCCTGCCGTCACGGTCGGATGGACATAAACGGGCGTCTCCACGTCATTGATCTGGATGTTCCCGTTCGTTTCAGAGTTTTCGACCTTCGTCGCCTGAGCCGCGATACCTTGCAACTTGGCGAAGTCTCCCTTGCTCATCAGACCGTTTTTCTGATCCGTTGCAAGCTCATAGATCGTCTGCGGCATCGTTACCGTTGCGAGCGTTGCACCAGAGACGCTCTTCAACGTGATCGTGCGCCCCTCGATCGTCATCTGCCCGGCAACGACCGTCTTCAATTTGCTGTCGTAATGAGTCAAACCTTGCTTGTCTAAAAAAGCATTCAAAGCACTCATTTTTCTCACTCCCTTTACGATTAAAAAAGATTGTCAATGAAAGAGTTGTCGATGCGTTCGACGAAAGAGGTGCCATCCTGACCGTCCTCTCCGTCCTTACCAGGCGCACCGTCCTTTCCCGGCGGCCCCTGAATGCCAGGAACCTCAACGGTCACGACCTTGGGAACGATGTCCTGACATTGAGCATCTACTTGAATTTCTTCTTCTGACGTGATTTGCGCAGTAATTGCGAGCTCACGCCTTGCGCGCGCATTTAACACGAGTCACCTCCGGGGAGACCTTGATTTTTCCCTCAACGACCCGCGTGATTTCGCCGTCCGGAGACTGAAGCTCCAGGTCGTACAGCACCGTGTCACCCGGGTACCCTTCTGTGTTTTCATGTTTGAATTTCGCTGTGACCTTTCCCGCCGATTCATCGAGCAGAAGACGACCATTACACGTCGTCAGCGTGTCAATTGCTTCCTCGCTGAATGCGTACCTGCGCAACTGCATGGCGGCTGAATATCCTGTCAGGTCAAGCGGACCGTTCTTGTCGCTCAGGATGAAGGACACCGTCTTATCGGAGCCTTGATCGAGCGTAAAATTTTTGACCGCTGCCATGTTTCCACCTCCTTCAACTCAGGCCGTAATCGGGCTTTTCAGGAGCGCGGTCCCTTCGATCGCCTATGTCCTTCGAGAGATTGACAGAGATTGTTCCGTCAACATCAACGTCGACGTTCTTGCCGATCTTGATGTGACCCAGCTTGTCAGCAGTTGCAGCCGTCAGCTCGTGGACGATGCCAGTTGCGACAGCGCCCGTCTGGTCGACGGCTTCAGGAGCTCCGCCCGCCCCCGGACGGATCAACTTCCCCGCATTCTGTGCGGCCATGAGGCTCTTGTATGCCTCGTCTGAAACCGCCACCTTGTCGGCGGGCATGACATCCACCGACACAATCTCCGTGCAGTAAAAAGCGCGTTGAGACGCGCTGTAGAAGTAAGCCATTCTGTCCTCTCCTTTCAGAATCCGAGTGCCATCCAAAGCGCCGGGACTTTACCGTTTGCGTTGTGCTTGAAGGTCGCGTTCCCCTTCGTCAAGCCAGTAGCGACGAAGTCTGCTGAAACGTCCCCGGTCGGAGTTGCGTTCGCAAAAACGACTCCAGTCGGGAAAGCAACAGGGAAGGCAACGACGGTCGAACCATCGGCGGCAATCGAAGTCTTACCCCACTGCACAATCAAGCCATTCGGCAACTTCTGAAAGCCGCTGTCGCCATGATTCTTCAAAAAGGCAGACAGCAACCCAAACGGCGTCACAGCCTTCGTGTTGTCCTTTCCTGAAAGCACTTCAGCCGGAACGGCGATGCGGATCAAACCGGTGCGGCTTTCCGTCGCTGTTCGAGCGCTGAGACTATTCGGCGTGACGGCACGCGTTCCATCTGTTCCCGCGATCGTTTCTTCATTCGTCGCAAGCTCGACAACGCCGAGAGTCGTTGTCGTTGCGGGCGGGTTCAAGAAGTTCGTATCGCCGAAAGCGATAGAGTCCGCAGAGAAGTCCGTCACCGAAAGATCAATCGCGAGCAGCGCCTGCGACTGTGAAGCCTTCTGGATGATCGGAACCGTCTGCGAGCAAACCGCGAAAAGGGTTCCGCTCGCCGTGTAGAGACCGACCTCATAGACTGTGTAGGCCTCAGTCGAATCGTCACGAGCCGCAAGGTGGATGACGTTGTCTCCAACCGCACCTCCTGCGATGGTCGTCAGACGCTTGAACTCTTCCTTCAAGGCCGTCTGGTCGTTCGTTGGCGTGTATTGCCCCGTGCCGTATCCCACCTCGGTGATGACGACGGGCGCGGTACCAGACTGCTCGGCGTTGACGACCTCTGCCAGACCGGCATCAGTGATCAAAATTGTGTTGGCCATTATTCGGCACCTCCTTGTTTCGCCAGAGCAGCAGCCACAGCCGCATCAACAACGGCTTTCAGAGTTGCTGGCGTGATGAGCTTCGTCGTCGACGTGCCAACCTTCGCCTCTTCAACCGTAGCAATTCGCGCATCGAGCGCAGCCTTTCCTGTCGCGGGCGTCATTGCCTTCAGAGCGTCTGTTCCGGCTGTAGCTTCAACCGCAGAAGCAATCTGAATCAGCCCCTTGGCGGCTTCACTTGCGTCCGGGGTCGCCTCATCGACGACAGCCTTTAAACCCGCAGGAGTAACGGCGCGTTCTTTGTCCGTCCCTGCCTTTGCCTCTGCCTCGGTCGCCAATTCGACAAGACCGTTTCGTCCGGTCGTAGCTTTCAAGCCTCGAAGGCCGAGAGGCGTCACATAGAGCGTCCCGGACTTCCCTTCGATCGTTTCCGCTTCGGAAGCAGCCGCGCCTTTCAGGGTCGCAGGCGTGAGAGCAGCCGCGCCTTCCGTTCCCGCCTTCGCTTCGCCTTCCGATGCTGTGCGGATGAGACCCGCACGCTTTGCCGTAGAAGTCAAGCTCTTCAGACTGGCGGGCGTCACGACTCGCTGCGTATCGGTCCCTGCCTGCGTTTCTTCGTCAGTAGCAAGCTCAACGATTCCTGCGTTTTCACGTGTTGCGGCTGTGAAAGAGAAAGACATGTCGCCGAAAGTGACGTTCCCGGTGCTGACGCCTTCGAGCTTCATGTCGATAGCAAGGAGCAAATTGCTTGACTCCTGCTTTGCAATGATCGGAGTGCTCTGCGAGTAGACCGCGAAAAGCGTCCCGTCAGAAAGGAAAAGGCCGAACTCGCACACCTCGTACGCGCCCGGCCCGTCGTCCTTGCATGCGACGTGAATCGCATTGTCACCTGCTTGCCCACCTTCGAGAATCGGCAAGCGCTTGACTTGAGCTTGTAACTGTGTCTGCTCCTTACTTGCTGTGTATTTGCCGGTGCCGACACCGATCTCAGAAATGGTGACGGCGTTGGTCCCGGTCTCTTTTGCGTTGATAACGGCCTGAATACCTGCCGTCGTCAAAACGATGTCCATAAAAACCCCTCCTTATTTTGCGAGGCCGACGAGCGAGCGCATCGCGATAGGCCGTGCCCCGACGAAAATGCCGACAGCCGCATCAATGTCTCGGCTCACAATCTCTTCAGAGCGAATACGCGCGTAAGCCACCGGGCGAAGATAACCGTCAACACCCATGCCGCCCTGTAGCTGTCTCACGAGCACGAAGGTGTAATGCGAACGGACTGGCTTCGCGTCGTCGACGAGCGCGAAAAGGTCCTCCTGCATTTCGGCATCAAGCGTGCCGTCTATGTTTCCAAGCGTCGCCTGAATCTCGAACGTGTGAGGCGTTCCCTTGGGTTCCATCTGCCACCACTCTCTGATGGTCGCAGCCGAACCGATCGAAGAAACGGCATCTTTGACAGCACGAAGCGTCCCTTTCTTTCGCTTTTCCCTCACAACGTTTTTCAGGACGCTACGCTTCAAAGCAACGGGCCAGGAATCGCGCCAGACGCTCGCATCCCACCCATAGGCGACGTGGTCGAGCTGCGTGCTCGTGAGCTTGTCAATGCTGACGTAAATCGACGGAAGATCAACCGCCGCCGTCATATCGAGCAACTGCTTGTCGAGCGCCGTCGCGCTGTGCCTGACGTTGTCGTCTTGAGCAATTGAGTCCGGAAGCAAGTCGCTCAGCCTTACCTCCGCGAGCTCCTTACTCATCCTTGTAGCCCTCGTAAACGATCTTCACGCCCGTGCACTGCGCGACCTGGTCGCTTTCGAGCTTCTGGAAATCAACTGGCTTCATCGTCGGGTTGTCGATGCGCGAAGCTCCCGCCTGCATGACGTACTGAATGAGCCTTGCAGGGAGAATGTCGCGCCCGATTTTTCCTTGCTGCCACACGCGGTATTTTTCGACCGCCTTTTCAACATCAGATTTGATCTGCTCGGCGCGCGAACTGTCCTCGCGACTGATCCAGTAATGAATCTCAAGCTCATAATTCACGGTCTTCGGCGCAAGCACCTGGACGAAGTCCGTGAGAGGTCGACGCGTTTCATCACTCAAGTACGCATCGATCTGCTCAAGCGTTTCTTTTGAAGGCAATTCACCGCCCGCGAGCAGAACGTAAACATCGACCTCGCCTGGTGTCGGGGAGGTGACAGAAACGTCTAGCACGGAGCTCGACACGCTCTTCGCATGGTAGACATACGCCTTCTCAGGACCTGCAACAGAGAAGCCGTTCGGTGCGAGGCGAATGCGCTCTGCAAGAGACTCGTCGCTTTCCGCTTCGGAACCGCCCGTCGTGATCGTTGTGTTTTCAGCTTTCGAGACGAACGTCATCGGCTTGACGATCGTGTTGACCTGCCCGGCAAGGTAATCGTTGCCGACCGTCCCCGCAACGGTGCAGGATGCAGTGACGCTCCCTTCGAGCTTCCCTTTCTCAATATTGAGCTCATGGTCCGTTGCGAAAGTCACAACGCCGTTCGTCACCTCGGTTCCTGCTGGGATCGTGTAGACCGTCGCCAGAGCCTGCGAAAGCGTGAATTTGATCGTCGTAACGGCCCTACTTTCGGCAAGACGCGTAACGCTCAAAAGCGTACCGAGCGCATCGAGATAGCCGTCCTGAGCGTATGAAAGCAGATTCTGCTGTGCCGCCAGATTCACGGCAGTGCGCTGCTGAATGATGACAGCAGCGAGGCTCAACAGGTAGAGGCGAACTGGGTCACCCGCCGCAAGCGTTCGTCCGCTCGCCTGCTCATATCCAGTAATAATCTCGGCCTTGATGGTCTCGGCGTCCGTCTCCAAAAACTCAACCGCTGGCAAGTGCCAGCGTGGAATAGTTTCTGCCATGTCTTATTCCTCCTCTCCGATTTGAACGACAACGCGCGGCTTCAAAATGCCGTCCATCGCGCTCGCCGTATCCTCGTCAAAGTCGACAGAAACGACTGTTGCCCTTGGCTCGTACTCTTCAATCGCGTCTATCACCTCAGACCGCATCAACATCTTTGCGACCGGCATCGGCTTGTCGATATGCGCCCACGTCAGCCCGAAGTCTCGGTCCAGAGGAACGGAGCCCTTACGCGTGCTGAGAATCGTCCGCACGTTCTGCAGAATCTCTCGCACCTCGTCCGACGGCGCGAAGTCAACTTGACTTGATAGCGTTACTGTGTATTGAGCCATTTACGCTGCCTCCTTCAAGTTGATGCTGACCTCTGCAGAGACGCAGATGCCTAGGTTGTTGTGATACTTGCGCTCCTCACCAATCGACTCAATGACGAACTTTCCAAGGTAGTCTGGCCCGATGAGCAGTCGCTCAGCCTGTTTCTTCTCGAGCATTTTCTTGAGCTGAATGAGCGCTGCCAAAGGCGGCGTCCCCAACATTGAGTTCAGCTGAATGTTGAAGCTGACCTCCGTAAGCCCTGGGCCGATGTACTCAAGCACCGGCTTCTTTCCGATAATCTCGTGCGTCGCCCACCGAGTGCTACGCGAAACCGATAAGTCCTTGAACGTAAAGGTCACTGCGCTACTACATAAAAAAGGCAGCTTGCCGAAAAGACCGACTGCCGAAAATCCCAGGCCCATTTTCTTCTCGCCCCCTTACAGCGGCGGACTCGTCGGAGAGCCGTCGCCTTGTTCTTTGTGTTGGTGGTTCATCAGACTGATACCGCCTGCGACAACATCGCTCGACGCATCGATCTGACCTTCCAGATTCATGTTTCCGGAGACCGTTACGGCCGCACCGCCACCACCGCTGACAGCAAGACCGCCTTTCCCGGTAATGAGCCCCGTTACATTCAGCACACCAGTAACGTCCGTTTTCGGCGTGTCAAGCGTTACGCTCGACGACGCCTTGACCGTCGCAGTTGTGCAGTTGATCGTGACGGCATTCGGGACCGTAATGGAGCCGTCCTGCCGATTGAAAACAATCTCCGTGCCTTCGATCGTTACCGTGAGCTTGTGCTCCTGGCGGTCGTAACAGACGCGCGTGTCGTCATCAAAGACCACCGTGCGACGGTTCTCGGTCGATTCGGGCGGCGTAACCTCGCCCGCGTAAATCGAACCGATGATGACGCCGTCTTCCTGCCCTTCACCGAAGAAGAGAACAATCGCGTCCTCCCCAATGTCAGGCATCGCGAAATCGTGATTCTTGAGCGTGTTGCGCTGAAGAACGGGGAGGTCGTAGCTCACGATGCTGTCCTCGTCGTCGAAAACGACGCGAGCAGTGCATTTCGCAGGATCGATGCTCGATACCTCACCGACCTTGATGAGGCTCGGCACCTCAGGAACTTTCCAAAGTGCGTCCATGCCGCACCTCCTCAATAGTTGTTGTTGACGCGTCGGACTGACAAAGACGTCACGTACCCGCTCGTGCTGACGCTGTGCGAAGCGCTCTCGATGATGAACGCTCCATCGAACGACCCGAAGCCTTTCAGATTGATGACGACACCCGCCACAAGGGACGTGTCGCCGACAAGAGAAAGGCTACCGGTCATCTTTCGCAGATTGAGCTTGCGCAGCGTCGCTTTGGCGATCCGCTTAGCTTCGGAAATTGAAGTCGCACGCTTCTTGACCTGGTACTCCTGACCGTTGTCATCGGCGTTCGGGTCGACGTAGGTGTACGTCATGACGGCGGGATTTTTCTTCTCTGGAACGGCATCGATGTCGTACTCGTTCGACGTGTAGCCGCCTGCGGAGGACTTCTTCTTTTCCTTAGGGTTGCGGTATGAGATCGTGCAACTCTTGTACGTCTCAGACTGCTGCGACTCAAAGTCCCACGAAAGAATGTCCGAAACGCCCAGCGTGAGTGTTTTGACCGGCTTCTTCTTCTCGTAGAAAGCCTGGTCGAAGATCACAATCTGCGAGTCCGTCACCTTGATCGAAAGCCCGGCGTCTTCACATAGGCGCGAGAGAAACTTCAAGTTGCTTTCTGCCTTCTGATCCTGTCGGTCGTAGCTCGGGTTCTCCTTCGAATCAAAGAGGAGCTTGACTTTCGCGGCCGCCGCTATCTCCTGAGCGATGCCCTTTAGCGTTTTCTTTTCCCATGCCTTTGTCACCATCTTTCGACGGATCGGTGTATTCATCGGGACCGACACGGCCCGCATCTCGAAAACACGAGGCGAGCCACTGGTGCGGAGCGAATCGACGAAGAACTTTCCGCAGAAAAGCTCGCGCCATTTCTTCCCATCAACCGTCCCGGATCCGATGTAAGCTCGGACGACTTCACCGCCGTCCGGCTTCCACTTGCTCGCCCACTTTCCCGTCGGGTCCTTCAAAGTGATGCTGATTTCGTCAGCCTCATTTGTCTCTTTGTCGTCGTACGTGAAAGAGAGCAGATCCGGCAGAATGTCCTCCGACACCGACTTGCCGGCTTCGGTGAAGAGGAGCCTCAAATTGGTCTGGATGGGGCCACTCATCGCGTTCCCTCCGGACGCTTCCAAGGCGGCAGATTCTCGGCAAACTCAGCCGATTCCGTGTCAATGTCCGGCACATTGAGCACAACGCCAGCACTAAAGAACACCGTCTTCCGGTGCTGTAAATTCGCGCGGATCAACTGGTCCATCAAAGCTTCGGAGCCATAGACTCGTTTGGCGATGATGTCCCAGGTGTCCTGCGCGACGGTCGTGTATGTCTTCACGTCACCGCCTCCTTATGCAAAAGATAGACGCTGCTGATCCGCCATAAGACGGCGCAGGTCCTTTTCAAGCTGTCGGCGACCTTCATCAAGGCCGCGCTTCACGCCTTCGTAGGCATCACCAGAGCCGCCCGAAACGTTGATGACAGGAGCGAAATTGACGGTGATGCCGCCTCCCATGCCGACCCCGGCACCGAGCATGTTCGAGAGCTTCGACAGCGGAATAACCGCCTCAGGCTCCCCACCCTCGCCGATATTGGCAAGCGTTGAGCGCGTTGCGATGCCGCCCGTAGCAAGCTGCGGAATCTTCGGTAGGTTGACACCAAATGTCTGACCGCCGAATTTCGGAACCCACTCCGGAATATCAACCGAAATGCCGTTGATCGCGCCGATTGCGCCATTCACCAGATTAATGACGTTGTTGATTGGAGCCTTCGCAATACCAACAAGCGCCTGAAACGCGTTCGAGAAGATGCCCTTGACGTTTTCCCAGGCCGCCGACCATTGACCAGTGAAGACGTTTTTCACGAACCCGATGAGATTCGAGAAGACACCCCAGACATTCTTCGCAACGTCAGCGACAATCGCGAAATTTGCCTTCACGACCGAAGCAATGTTCGGGAAGTTCGAGGAGAACGAACTCCACAGCTCGACAGCCTTCGCCTTGATCGTGTCCCAGTTTTTGTAGACCGCGAGACCGGCTCCTACTAGCAACGTAAAAGCCGTAATGACGAAGCCGACAGAATTCGCACGCATTGCGCCATTGAGTAGCAGCATCGCCCCACGCATCAGCTTCGCTGCAGTCGTTGCAGCCATAACGACGAGCTTCCACGCACCGAGCGCAACGGCCTGAGCCTTCGACGCGATCGTCGCAAGCACCGTGCTGTTACGCATCCACAAAATGGCCTTCTGAATGTTCAGGAAGCCCTTGTACATGGAGATGACCGGGCTCGCCAAAAGCGCGAAGCCAAGCCGTAACGCATGAAAGGCAGCCACAGAACCGAGAATCGCTCCGCCGACCTTCATGGCCGTCAGAATCAACGACTGATTCTCACTCACCCACTTGATGACGCCCTCGCTACTTTTCACGAAGGCTTCTGCCGACTTTCGGACAGCTGGAAGAAGAGCGGTCCCGATTCCGCCGGCGACTAACTTGACCGCGTTACCTGCAATCTGCAGTGAGTTCGAAGTCGTGTCAGCCCTGGACTGGAACTCTTTCAGCATGGACCCGGCATACTGAGCCGGGTCGGAAATCATCGCAAAGTTGCCCGCAAGCAGGTCGCCCTGCTTGGCAAGCGTTGCAACCGCAGACTTGACGCCCGCTTCGTTCCCGAAGAGCGCGCCGATGATCGACGACTTCTGATCTTCTCGCAGGCCGTTGATGCGCTTGAAAACGTCCTGAATGGCCTTCTGAGCGTTCTCAGAGTTCGATGTCATCATGTGGGCCATTTTGCCCGCATCAATGCCGAGCTCTTCCATCGCCTTCTTCTGCCCCTTTGTTGCACCTTCACCAGACGACAACGCGTTAATGAAGGACATCATCGACGTCGAAGCTACTTCAGACGAAACGGACGCGGATCGGAAGGACCCTGCCAGAGCAGCAATCTGCTTCTCATTCATCGCAGTCAAGCCCTTAAGAGCACCACCAGATCGAGCAAGCACCTCGACAACATCCTTGGCGGATGCCGATGTGGTGTTGCCGATCTGGTTGACGATGTCAAACATCGCCTTACTCTGCTCGATGTTGATGCCCATCTTCGACTGGATGTCCGCATAGGCAGCACCAACCTCATCGCCCGTCATGTCGAAAGCGATTGCCATCTGGTTCTGAATTTCAACGAGCTTCAGGGCTTCGTCAGCCGTCTTTGCGATGCCGGACTGGAAGGCGTTCGCCGCCATTGCCGTCATGTCCTCAGTGCTCTTCGCATACTGGAGTGAGAGTTTCTGAATGCCGTCAAAGACTTGCTTGTAGTCGTCCGAGAACTTTCGGAGCTCGGCCTGCTGATCTTCAAAACTCATGGCCTGCTTGACCGGCGCACCTGCGGTTGCGGCAACCGTAGCACCAACGCCCATAAGAGTGCCCGCGCTGGAAGATCTCATTTCGCTCATCTTCCCTTGAGCATCACTGGCCTTTCCTAGGCGCTCGTTGATCTTCGCAAGCCTCTGTTGTGCCGCTCTAGCCCTGTCAGCTGATTGTGCGAGCGCATTCTGTCGCTCGATAAGCGTCCTCAGGTGCGTGCCGGTCGTTTCCATCTGCCCGTCGAGTTCGCGCAAAGAAGATCGATTCCGCTCAAGAGCAGCCTTCGACTTTTCAAGGGCGGCTTTCGCCTTATTGAACTCGGAGACCATCTGGGCGGACGGCTCCTTGGTCGCGCTCATTGCTCTTCCAAGTGCTGCGACCTTTTCTTTCGCACGGATGTACTCTCGCGAACTTTCGCCTACAGCCTTGCGTGCCTTTACCAGGCCGTCCATCTTTGCAGCTTTCGCATTCAGCGTAGCGAGTGAATCACCCATGCGGGCGACGGTCTCCTGCCCTTTCTTGAAGGTGTTCGCGAAGTCTCCGGAAAGCTTCCCCGCGATCTTGAAGGCAATGTCGTAAACCTTCGACATGAGGTCACCTCCTTACGAAAAAAGGCGGTTTCCCGCCTTATTTTTTCTTCGCCGCCCGAGCTTCCGCTTCGAGCTGCTTTGTGATCGTCCTGTTCCATGATGCGAGCTCAATCAACGGCTCTTGCATCCACTCAAGCGCACCGCCTTTAATGACGCGCGCAATGGATACCGCCGCAGACTTGACCTCGTCGTCAGGATCAGACCGTTCTGCAAAGCCGATCACCCCAGCAAAAAATTCGCGACCTCCTGCCCGATCGCGCAGTAGTCCTTCGCCGGCAAGCCTTCCATGAATTCAATCGGCTGCTTTGCAGCCTTCGCGGAAAGGTAGACGCAGAAGTCCGTGTCGGACGCCATCAGCGGCGAGAAGTTCCCTGCGCGGGTCCACTCGCGCTTTGCGGCAGACACGTCCTTGCCGGTGAGCACGTCGAGATCGATCTCGATTTCAGTGTACTTCTGGCCTTCGAACTCGTATTCCTTCGAGAGGATGTACTTCATGAGATTCACTCCTTTATGTTGGGATTGCCGGGGCACGGCTCATGCCGCCCCCGGCGTTGTGCTTTACGCCAAGCCCAGGTCCTTTCGAACACTTGCGAGCTTGTCTTCGCCGTCGAACTTGGCGATGAAGTTGTACTTGTCGATTTCGATGAGTTCCTTGCCATTCACAAGGACCTTCATGTAAATCACCTCAAACTCGGTTTCGCTGTCCGTCGTGGAACCGACCTCAAACGATCCGAGGGAAATGCTCTTCGGCGTCGCACGCAGAGAAACACGCACAGGAACGGACGAATATTCGCCGAGCGCCGCGTCGTATACCTGCTGCGATCCTCGCAAGTCAAGCGCATGCGCCTTTTGGTTCGCGAGCTTTGCAAGCTCCGGCGTGATGGTGCGCCAAGTGAAGGTCGCAGTCATCGAGCCGAAATGACCAAGAATCGGGCTTTCAACTTCACCGGCAATGCCAGCTCCGCTGACCGTGTCACTCATCGCTTCGATGGACGGCAAGTCCACATTCGCGACGCCGAGCAAGTCGTTTCCGTCGTTGTAAACGCGGAAGTTAATCAGGCGCTCGGGCACCTTGTTTCCAGTTGCCATAATTCAAGCCTCCTTATTCAAACAGCGTCGAGAGATAGCTAGCGTCGTATTCAAGGATGAAATCGATCTCGCGATTCGGAGACGGCGGCGTCACGTACACATGGAAGCGTGCGATGCCGTCCATCAGGTCCGTCGTCGGGTTTTCGCTCTCAAGGAACTCCACGCGACCGCCGAGGATGTACTGGCGAGCAGCGAGGCCGTTGAGCCAAATGTTTGCACTGTCAACAATCGTGTCGACCTGACGGCGGTTCAAAGGCGCATCCACGCGCTGCCAGAAGGTCTGAACAAGCGTGTTGCCGACCCAGTTGAACATTCGTCGAACCGGAATGAAGGAATCCTTCACGTCCGTGTTGCCCGGGTAGCAGGCCATTCGATTGCCCCAGCACACCCAACCGCCGATGAAGTTGAGAGCTGTCACGACGCCCTGGCCGTTCAGGTAAGCGCCGTTTTCAGGCCCCAGCCAAACCTCCTTGCCGTTCGAAAGGACCGTGGAAGTCATCTGGAAGTTCTTATTGGACGGGCTGACATACGGCGTGCTGTCGTTTTCACCGTCCACCTTGCCGATAAGGCCCATGAGCTGAGTACTCATGTGGTACGCCGTGCCAGAAAGGGCAAGCATCGGCCAACATGCGACTTGCGCCTCATCGACGACGTTATTGTTGTTCTTCCATTCAGCGACCTTCGAGTAGGAATCGACGGTATCTGTCGGAACATCAATCAGAGCAATAGCCCTGAAGTGTTCGTTGATGTTGACGGCCTTGGCCGCCATCACAGCCGCGACTTCAGGATCGCTCGAATACTTTGGAGCGACAATCTGCCCCGGTACGAGACGGAAGCGCGGGAAGCACTCGCCAACAAGCTCAAGGCCGCTCTTTGCACCGTCAACGGAAACGCCGCCGATGATTTCAGACTTCGTCACAGCAGACGGATCGAGCTTCTCGGCCGCCAAAGTCAGCGACGCGCCAACCGGCACCTTGAAGTTGTCCTCGTCCTTCTTCGAAGTGATGACCAGATGCCCCGCATCATTGAATGTTGCGACGAAATCCGTGCCTTCCTTGTAGGTCGTAACGTCCTGAGAAAGCTTGAGAGTCGACAGGATGATGCCGGTCTCTGCAATCGTTGCAGAGCCGGTCTTCGAGTCAAGCGTCACCGTCTTTGCCGTCGCCGTCTTCTTGTGCTTCGTAGGATCAAGCACATTAACAACGATGATCGGTGCGACGCCAAAGAGAGCGAACTGCGAATAAATCGCCTCACTCAGTGTGAAGTCGTACTTTTTCAGACCGCTCGCGCTGTCCTCGACCGGCGGCACGTAGCCAAAAGCAGCGACAGCCTCGTCATACGAGTAGCAGAGAACGGGCTTATTGACGTTGGTCGGATCGGTCATATTGACCGGAGCAGTCCCGACAATGAAAGGAATAGCCGCCTCAACCTGCACAGGCGGCAGGATAGAAGTCGGCACTTCGGAGATTTTTACCCCGTGGTTGTATGCCATTTGATGACCTCCTTAGAGTTCATTTTTGAGTTGACGCACATAGGCGTGCAGGATGTCGCCCTTCACGCCGATGCGCTTTCGCGCTGTCGCCAGTTCAGACACCGGGACAAAGAGACCGCGCAGGGCCTCACTCTTTTCGCGCATCGATACGATGTGCGGAGGAAACTCCCCTGCACGGAAAACCGCATTGCGCATCAGTGCACCGCCGCCAAGAGTCGGGCCGATATAAACAACGGCCTTCCCCTCGGTGGCTTGCGCCTTTTTAGTTGTGGGTTTCTTCGTAGTCATCAGAAGTCCTCCTCTTGATTGATTGGCTGCGGCGTGCGGATGTCCCACGTCGTCTGCATGTCGAGCTGCCAGTACGGATAGGGCTGCTCCGCATAGGTGCTCCACTTGATCGGATGCTTCAGCCGATACCGATTAGCCAAGGTCATCCCCGGCAAGGAGCACAGCGCAGTGCGAATGCGGGACATAACGTTCAGACAGTATTCGTGCCCGTCGTACTCTTCGGAGTAGGTCCCGACTATGATCGACACCTGCACTTCTGTGGAGTCCTGGTCGGTCGTACCCTCATCGGCCCGCACGAGAACGAACGGAAAATCGTCCTTCTGCCCTGACCGCTTCGGCGGTAGGTAGCCATTTATGACTTGAGGAGCACGAAGCTCCTCTTTCTCTTGTCCGCGTTCTGACTTCGTCGGCAAGGCGAAGTTCTTCACGGCTTCGGCACACAGCCCGCGAAGTGTGCGGGTCAGCTCGTTTTCGACCATACGAATCACCCCTTGTGTTTGGTGTATTTGTTGGTTTTCCCACCGCCGAGGAGATAGCCGGTTTCGTGATCCAGACGCTTGAGGAAGGTCTCCTGCATCGTCTTTTCGACGTTGTCTACGACCTCGTTATTCCCAGACAGCACCGGAATGGCTGGACCGTAGACCTCCTGCACAGGAAGCGAACTCGTATCCAAACGCTGAAGAATCTTTCCCCGGTAGACGAACGACTTACCCAAAGGCTTCAAGCCTCCCCGTGCCTTGACGGCGACGCGCACCGGCTTTCGTGCATTGCCGGTCGTGTCAGTTTTCGGACGAGTCTTGTAATTCACCAACGGGATGCGAGGCCCCTTACTCGTGACCAGCGCTTCAAGGTCTGAGCGCGTCGCCTTATGGATGGTGAAGTTACGGCGAACCGTTGAAGCCTTGATCGTGTACTCCTGCCGGATCGTTGAGACCGCAGCAGAGCGTCCGGCAGTGGCCGCACGATTCATCGAACGACTGACGGCTGCCTCGTATCCGTTCGGAACTTCCGAGAGCAACTTGGCCGCCTTCTCAAGAGCGTTCTTGTTCCGCCCCTGCCCGTCGGAAACGATTACCTCTAGCGGTTTACTCATTGCTCATTCCCCTCCGTCACGATGACAAGTACGCCGCCCTCATTGCTGACGGACTTGACAAGATGAAGCGCGCCGTCGACGTTGAGAAGCTCGCCTTCAACCGGTGTTTCAATCACGCCGACTTCGACATAGATCGTCAACTGGTTGACAAAAACGCCAAGGTATGAATCGTCGCCGTTCGCCTGCGTGATGATCTTGTCGAGAATGCAAGGCACGACCTCATGACCGATTTCGTGCTCCTCGGCAAACTCGTCAAGGTTTAGGAAGACGCGTCCCACATCCGCCGCAACAGCATCCTTGAAGGCGCTCATCCCTCCACCTTCTTCGTCACGCGACGCTTGACAGGTTGCTTGACTTCAGGCTCTGGCTCATCCTGCGCCTCGGGAATCGGAGCAAAAGCAGCTTCCGGCGTCGGCAGTGGAGCTTCTTCGACAGGATCGTTCTCGACCTCATTCACACCGACGAGCGCCAGATTGTCCTTGAGAAGCTGAAGTCCGACCGTCTCGTCAACCTCGCTCTCCTCACCCGCCGTGTAGCGTTTGCCGGAAATGAGGAGGTTTTCTAAAAGAACAACTTTCATTTCTGTCCCTCCTACGAAAAAGGGCAGGTCGTATTGCCTGCCCTGATTCGGTTTTTGTCGCTCTTAAGAAAGAGCTTCGATGACATGGAAGCCGTGAATCTGCTGAATGATCGGCAGCGGACGGCTCTTGATCTGCACAATACGACCAGACGGGTTGGCGCGCTGAACCCAAGAATCAGGGACACGAGCGCCTTCGTAGAACTTGACCGCATCATCACCGGTCAAGGAAACCAGGCCGTAAGCAAGCATCGTCTTCGCGTTCGGGCTTGCGAGCATGCAGAGTTTTTCGGGAACCATCGGCTGTTCCTTGCCGGCGTCATCCGTGTACCACTCGTCATAAGAGTAGATGTCAAGACCGGAGTCCTTGAGATAGCCCCAGTACGTCACGCCATTCGGCAAGTGCTGCGGATCAATCGCGCCCATGTCGACGCGACGCATATCGAGCTGATTGGCAGTCGTGAGCTTATCGAGGATCGTATCAAGCACCTTCGAGCCGCAGATCAGCTCGTGCGGAGTAAAGCCGCCGGACTGAATCATCGTGCGACGAAGCGTACGAAGATCGCCCATGATCTGGGCGGCGTCAGCAGCGTCCCACTTCGTGCCCAAAGTAGTCTTCGGCTGCTCCTTCGTCTCCAGGTGAGCCCAGTAGTTCAGGACTTCATCGTAGCCTTCGCCCTTGACCGTCACCTTGCCCTGGAAAAGAGCCTCGGCGCACATGACCTCTTCACGACGCGTGATGATGTCGTCGAGGTCGGACAAGTCCTTGCCGAGGATTTCGGCAGCACGCTGCGTCGGGCTCTTTGCGGAGTAGATCGTTTCGCCAGGCAGGCGCTTCAGCATATCTTCTGCCGTCGTCACGCGCATCGGAGAAACTTCCGGCGCTTCGTAACTTTCCGTGCGGAAACCTTCGCGCGTCAGCACGACACCGCCAACCTTCGGGTTGACGAAGGGCGCAATCTTGCGACCGCCGCGACCGATGATGTCGAAGTCGATCTTCTGGGTGTGGAAGGTCGGGCGATTCGTAAAGTAGCGATCGCGCAACCAGGTGGAATTGCTCTTTTGGCCTTCTTCGACCATCGCGAGCATCGTGCGAGTAGTAAACATATCAATTGCCATTGTTGTAGTCCCTCCTGAGATTTAGATGCTCGGCTTGAAGAAGATGCTGACCTGACGAGCAGACGGCTTGAAGTCCGCAACGGCAGCGCTGTTCTCAGCGTTAAAAGAAAGAGCATCTTCGTTGAATTCGCCGGTGAGATACACGGCAGCGACCTTGTCGCCGGAAGCCGTATCCACGTCCTCGGCAAGGACTGCATACACTGCAGAAATCGTCGTCTTCCCAGAGTCAACCTTGCAGAGCGTGCCGTCCTTATCAAGCAGAGCGCCGCGCTTGAGCACGCCCTGGCTAGTCTTGACCATCATGCTGTCAGCAACAACCGGCATGATCTGCGACGCAGCGAAAAGATTGTCGACAGTCGTCGTATGAGTTTCTTGCATTGCCATTTCTTCTTCCTCCTTTACTTGCGAGCGAAGGCGCGCGCACCTGCTTCAATGGCCGCCTTCATTTCGGCGTCCAGCTTTGCCTTCGCTTCTGCCTTCGGATCAAGGCCTTCATTGCCTTCCGATTCGATACCCTCAAGAGCCTTCGCGTCGCTCTTGCGATCCTTGAGCATCTGTGCGCCGCGAGCCTTGTCGGCCTTCAGGATCTGAACTGCAAGCGCCTCGGCGGTCGTCTTGCCGTCGAACTTTGCAGCGTTTACAAGGTTTTCATGACCGACGACAGCGATGTCTTCAATTGCCTGAATGCGAGCGCGTTCCTGGGCAGCGCCTTCGGCAATTGCTTCGTTGCGGATCGCCTGAACAAGCTCAGGATGTTCCGCTTTCAACGTTTCCAGATTCATCTTGTGAACCTCCTTTTGAACTGCGGATGCCTTGGGCTGTTCCGCGTGAATGAAGCCCTTCGGCGCATTCGCGAAGAAACGCGAATCTGCCTTCAGGCCGTTTAACATGACGAAGCCGCCAGAAGTCATATTCTTGACTTCCGTCGTTTCATCAATCTCGTCAGCCAGACCAAACTCCACAGCCTCTTCTGCTGTGAAATAGGACTCGGCGTTGACCTTTTCCTTGATCTCATCAACCGCGCGGCCGGTCTTTTCGACATAGATACTGATGAGGTTTTCCTCAAGCTTTTCCATGTCATCGGCCGCCTTCCTCATGTCGTCCGTGTTCCCCCAGACGCCAGAGCTGACCTTGTGGATCATCATCATTGAGCCCTTCGGCATGATGACCTTCGCACCTGGCACGCTCGTGATGATCGTTGCCGCACTCATGGCCGCCCCATCGACGCGGATGGTGATCGAGCCTTTATGTGCCTTCAGTAACGAATAGATCGAAAGCCCCGTGTAAACAGATCCACCGAAGCTATTGACTGAAATCTCAAGCTCGGCATCGGACGGAATCGCGCGGAATTCGTCAAGAAAATCCTTCTCGTTGAATCCGTCATTCCACTCCTTGGACCCGCCGACATACCCGAAAAGATCGATCCGAGCCTTCTTTGCCCCGTCGTCGGTCTTTACGTTCCAAAACTTATTCATCGGTTTCCTCCTTCCCCGGTTCCGTCATTGGTTGAGCCGGAGCTGTCGCACTCAGACCGTCTTCCCTGCGCATTGCCTCCTCGCGCTTTCGCACCGCGTGGACTTGGTCGTATTTCATGCCGGTTAGCTCAGCCGCCTCACGTTCGCGAGTGCTGAAGCCTTCATCGACACGGACCTTCGCCGCGTTTGCTTCCTTGAGAGGATCGAGCTGCCCCTGCGCGTCGCCGTACCAGTCCGCACCGCACCAAGCAGCACGGATCGCCGGGTCATCAAAAAAGCCGGGCGCTTGCACACGACCTTTCAGAACTGCTTCGGTCAACCATTCCTCATAAATCGGCTGACAGAAGTTCCCCACAAGCCATTCGCGGCGCATGCGGAACATCTTCCAAGCCTCCAAAAGCGAAGCCCTCGACGCGCTGTAGGACGCCGTGAAGTTCTTCACGAGAAGTTCGTAAGGAATCTCAAGCGCCGCACCGATCTGGCGACAGATAGCAATCACGAAAGGATCAAAGTTGGGGTTCGGTCGACTCGGGTCCGCAATCTGAACCTCTTCACCCTCATCAAGGGCGACGATCGACCCGTTCCCCATCTCATAGGCGTTAGGATCTTTGTCGACTTGCATCGCCGGATTGAAGGCCGTCGCGAGTGGAGAATCAGGAGTGTTGCTCTTAACGAAGACCGTGAACATGCCGCTCACGACCGCCGCCATCAGCTCGGCTTCTGAATACCGTGAAAGTTGCTTCAAGGCCTCGATGACCGGAGCAAGCATCGGCACCCCTCGGCGCTGTGCCGGACGTTCAACGTCCGCCATGATGTGCAGGACGTTTCGTCGCCCGGTCGTTGTTCCGAAGGCCAGCACGCGCTTCCATTCCTGCTGCAGGTCTTGTCCGATGCGAGGGATCGCGCCCGGATGGTGTTTCGCCACCCAGTAAGCGACGGTCTCGCCGTACGTTCCGACCTCGATGCCGCCAAGAATGTTTGCAGTCGTAGAAGCATTGAGCGGATCGCACACCCGGTCGGCTTCGATGAGGCCAATTCGCAGGTCGTAGGCGCAGCCCTTGCGCGGGATGATCGGCATCGTCACAAAGACGTCGCCACTCATCAACGCAGAAAGGAGCACCAAAGACTGAAGCTGAAAGAATGTCTGCCGGCGCTCGGCGTCGCAGTTCACGCTTTCAGACCACAGACGCCATTCGCGTTCGGTGTTCTCTTCCCATTCCTTCGCTTGCTCCTCTGTGAGACCGAGGAACTTCGCGTCGACCTGGGCGTTCAAAGCAAGCCCGGAGCCGACCACATTCGTTCGAACGGTCTTGAGTGCGCCAGTTGCAAGAGGCGAACCCATGTAGAGGTCGCGCGAGCGATTGCGAAGCGTGTACAACTGATCAACAATATCGGCGTCAGCGTCGCCCCCGCCGGATAGCCATCCCATAAGGGACTTCTTGGCGTATGAGCCACCGTGCCGCGAATATCCGCTGTTGAGAATGTCGAGCTTCCGGCGGGCTTCATAACGCTTCAACGCGCGCTCAGGACTGATCGCCCTGATTGCTTTGTCAAGCAGATTCATTTGCAAGCCTCCTTACAGGTCGCGAGGGACGGCACGCATCACACGCGCCCCCTTGCGGCCGTTTTCGAGCTTGTCGATTTCGTTTCGCCAGTACTTGATGCGAGCCGCAATGTCTGAGAGCGAGGCCCTCGTCAGACTGCGGGTTCCGATCTTGTACGACTGGCCAGAGGCAACCGCGCGTTCGGCATCGAGCCACATCTTCAGATTCGCGCGGGCCTCGTCTATGGTGATCCTAGACATGTCAATGCCTCCTTATTGTTTGATGTACTCCAAGAGGACGGAAGCTTGACAACTGTTGTCATCAGCTCCAGTCAATTCCTTGAGTCTTTCGAGTTCATCTCGCGTCTCGCAGGTAACCTTGAAGACAAGTTGACTCTGAGGACTCTCGTCGTCGACCGTCTCATCGTTTTCGATTTGGGCCGGGATTTCCGCCAGAAGAAGTGCATCGAGCTCTTCCTCAGAAAAGCCCATGACATCAAGATTGAAATCAACGTCCTGAAGTTCACCGAGCTCGATGCGAAGAAGCTCTTCATCCCATCCCGAATTCAAGGCGAGTTGGTTGTCGGCAATGCGCAGTGCTTTCTTCTGCGCGTCGGTGAGCCCCTTCAGGCGGATCGCCGGCACTTCCTTCATGCCGATCGACTTCGCGGCCAATGTTCGACCGTGGCCTGCAATGAGCTCGTTGTTTTCATCGATGAGAACAGGGTTTGTAAAGCCGAATTCTTTGATCGATTCCGCGACTTGCTTGATTTGCTCGTCGCTGTGCGTGCGGGCGTTTCGCTCGTACGCTTTCAGATCGTCAACGTTGATGTATTCGATCTGCGTTTTCTGTTGTGCCACGAAGCATCAACTCCTTACAAGGTGATCCCCTTTGACAGGGTTCCACGCGGTCTGCGCGGTGCGGTTTGCTGTTTGAGTGCATAAAACTCAGCCAGATATTCAAAGTTCGGAGAGAGAAGCTCCAACGCAGCCGTCGCATAGACAGCGCAGTCAAGCGCCTCGTTTCGTTCGCGGATTTTCTTCCACGCCATCTTCGAGACACCTTTCTCAAAGTGTTTTTCAAGCACCTCAGCGGTCAACTGCTTGAAGAAGTTTTCAGAGAAGCCCCGATCCTCCTGCGCCGCATAGTGCGCGAAGTTCGGACCGGGTTCCTGCACGGAAAGCCTGTTCATGACGAGCGACTTCCCGCTGTCAACACCGAGCGTAAAGAGCGTTGCCTTCATCGCGTTGCTCTTCGTCGGCGTGTTGATGAACGGGACACCGATACCGCCTCGCCCCTTCACAGAGAAGACGCGCATCCGTTCGCGGGCTTTCGTGTACTGGTAGACGTTCGTCGTGTAGGTACCGTCACCAGAGTCAACGCAGGCACAAGCAACCGCCACGTTGACGCCGTTCGGCATCGAATGCTGACGCTGTAGGACAGCATCGAGCTGCTGCCATGTTCGCGGATCATCCGGGCGGCCATAGAGAATGCGGTGCTCAATTCCCCAACACTCTCGACCGACGCCCCATCCGTAGACCGAGCATTCCAGTCGGTCGTGCTGAACGTCGATGCCGGCTGTCAATAGCAAGACGCCATCCGGTAGAACACCGTTTGCCGGATAGCTTTCGCGCCGATTGAACAGCTGTTCCCAGTTGTCAGCATCAGGATTGATTTCCTCCCACGCCTCACCGAGCTTCAGGTTCACGAACTCCATGAGCCCGTGCTTGTCCCGATTGTGATTGACCGACACGAACTCTTCGACGAGATCGCTGAGGTTCACCCACGGCGAGTAAAGCGCGTTGACGTGATAGCCCTTGATCTTGCTGCCGGGGTTCGTTGCAATCCACCGCCCGCTCTGTAGCAACTTTGGATCAGGCTTGTAGGCACCTCTCGTCATGCAGCCGCACTCTGGACAATGCATGCTTGCCGTCATCGGCAGCGCGTTCCCTTCGTCATCCTTCTGCCACGTCACGTTCGCCCATTGGAGAATGTGTTCCTCACCACAATGAGGACACTTGACAAAGAAGCGACGTTGATCACTTCGTTCGTACCAGTCGTCAATCTTCGATGCGCCCTTGATGGTCGGCGTGCTGACAAGAATGATCTTTCTGTTTCCGAAGTTCTGAGTTCGCTGAATCGCGAGCTTCAGAGGGTCACCTTCCTTCGTCACGCCGTAACGGTCCACTTCGTCACAAAGCAGAACTCGGATCGGACGAGAGGCAAGACCAGCCGGTGAGTTCGCACCGACCAGAGCCAGATACCCGCCCGGGAAATGCTTCATGCGAATAGTCGTACTTGACTTTTTCGCAGAGCCGCGACCGTCCTTCCCTTCTTCGAGCTTGCCTTGCAAGCCTGGAGAGTTCTGGAACATCGGCTCGATGCGCTCCTTCGAGAACGCCTCGGCCATTTCAACTGTCGGCTGAAGCATCAGCTGAGGAGCAGGCTCCTGGTCGGCGTAGTAGCCCATGATGTTCAGGAGCATCTCCGACTTGCCGAGCTGTGACGAGCAACACATGACGACGATTTCCGTGCGCCTGTCCGTCGCAGAGTCCATAGGCTCCTGCAGGTAGGGAGTTCGACTTGTGCGCCACATACCTGCTTCAGGAGACGTACCAGAAGCGACGACGCGGAACTTGTCGGCCCACTGGCTCCCGGTCAAACGAGAAATGGGACGGCAGGCCGTAGCCCACGCTTTCGACCAGATACCCATTCCATCACTCCTTTGCAAACCGCGAGCCGTTGATCGTTTTCAGAAGGTCGCGGAAAATGTCCTCAAGGACTTCCTCGGCTTCGCGCTGCGTCCGATTCTCAAGCAGGGCCGAGTAACGAGTCGGGGCGGAAATCGCGAAGTTTCGGAGCATCGCTGCTGCCTCTCTCGCGTCCGCCTCAACCTCAGCAACCGAGACATATTCGCCCTTGAGCTTTTTGTATTCGAGGTCCTTGATCTTTGCGGTCGCGACCTCTTTTGCGAGCCGGGCCTTGTTGAACGCCTCGTTAACGTTCAGCGCAGACGATATTTGCTTGTCGTCTTCGTCATCGCTCGTGAACACGTCCGCAGTCTTTCTGGACGTGCGACGGCTCGCCTTTTTTCGTTCTTCAGACTTGACCAGAGCCTTGAAGGCTTTCAGGCCTTCTTCTAACGGAATCTTTCCATCGACAAGAGGCAGCTCGCCAGTCTTGCACTTCCCGCTTACGTATGCGGCACTACGTCCGACCTGGCGCGCAAACTCTCGCATGCTGACGCCATCGTTCGCCATGCCAACACCTCATTTTGTTTGGTAATTCCATCTTCACGCGTTCGCGCTTTCGCTTCAATACCGGCGAGCGCCGGCAAGCGTAAACCGTTCACGGAAAGCGTAAAGTGAAATGTTCATAAACACCCTTTTGAAAATTGCATCTAGACCGTTTTCGGGGTCGGAACCGCCCGCAAGGGTCTCAATCCCCCGGAAGGACCCGTGCATGCTTGCGCGGCTTGTATGGCCCGCGCTTTCCTCGCCGTTGATTGCTGTTCTGCACTGCGTAAGTCGTCCACCTGCAGTTGTCTGGGCTGTACTCGCGGTCGTTGTCAATACGATCAATGGTGAGCCCTCGACAATAACCATGCTTGAGAGACCAGGTGCAGAAGACCTCGAAGTCATCGCGCCATTCATCGCAAACGAAGATGCCACGTGCACCGTAGTACTTGAACTTCTTGTTTGATGCGTTGTAGCAGCGCTCCTTCATAGTTCCCCAGATGAAGTACAGAAGGCGGTTATCCTTCCTGAGTCTTGCCTGGCGTTCAGCTTCACGCTGTTGAGCCATCACATCCTTCCGGGCTGCTTCAGCAAAGGAGCGGGATATATCCTGCCTCGCCGCCCCACCGCATTCACAGTTGATCCATCGTCCGCCGTTCTTCAGAGCTGTACGAATGGACGTGCCACGTCGAACGATCTCTGCGCCGCAGTTGGTGCACCTGAGCTTCCACATGGAATCGCCACGCGGCGTTGATCCCGCTGATGCAACGATCTCAAACAATCCAACGATCTGGCCGGGCTTGTGTACAATCTTTCTAGTCATACGACCTCTACTTCAGGTTGTAGAACGAGAAAGCCGCAAGAGTTGGTAGCTCCTGCGGCTTTCGTTTTATTGGGAATCTTATTGAGCGGGCTGAGGTTGAGCCTGCACAGGCGTCTGGCTCTTGTCATCAGTCACAGCATCGTAGATAGCGTTGCCGGCCATCGATCCTGCGGTCGCACCGAAGAGAGAACTCCAGAAGCCACCGCCGGAAGAGGCAGGAGCAGATTGATTCACAGTCTGGTTGATGACGGTCGTGTTCTTCTTCACGACTGTCGTGCGCTTCGGTGCATAGCTCTTCGTAGAAGCAGGACGGGAGAAGGAACGACCACCACTGAATCCACGACCTCCTCGTGCTTCTGCCGCTGTAGAAACGAAAAAGGCGACCACAATGGCCGCCACAATAGCTTTCTCCATTTTGTAACTCGAAATTGAAAAGCCCCCGAGGTTTCCCCCGAGGGCTTCAAAAGCTCTTATTTTCATCAAGCTTTTAGAACTACGTTACCCGTTGTCGTCAAAGATAAATATGTTATCTCACATCCATTCTTTAGAACGCTTTTACCGGACGTTTCGAATTTGTC